AAAGATTAGAATAATAGTGCTTGGTGATGATAGTCTCACCATTTGTCCCTATAAGGAGGACCTCGATAGGCTAATCGGAGATCAAATATCGTTATATGGTTTTGAAGCCAGGGATATGAAAATCCATAGTGACCCTAGAAAGATGGTGTTTTTAGCCTGCAGGTTATATCCGGCGTTAGTTGATGGTGTGCTTAAGCCGGTTTGGGGACGCACTATAGGGAGGTCAATGTTTAAGATGGGAACTGCCGAGTCCATTCAGCCACAACCGTATGATTGGTTGATGGGTAATATGCGTGCAATTCAACTGACCTCTAAACACGTGCCCTTACTGATTGATGTAGCGAATCACATCATATTTTTGCTTCGCTGTAGGGGCATGGAAGTGACTGGGAAGACGGAAAAATTGGCTCAAGAAAGAATAGATAAATCATACAAGAGATGGCTATATGATTCTAAGGTTAATATTGAGCCTTATTTCCCAGCATGGCCTACGTATCTGTACGACGTATATGGCCTGACTATCGATCAGTACAGAACGGCGGTCAACATGATTAGAAGTTCTCGCTCTCCTACGTTTCTAGTGAACTATCATCCACTGGAGGCTATAGTGAGAGCTGATACTGTTGGTTGATCGCAAGAGAGAGAGAGAGTCGAACAGAAGTACTGATGAGTCATGTGTAGACGAAACCTCAGAAGGGTTTACTCAGCGGAGTTCGACTATTTAAAAGACGGAAAGTTTTGAAAATGGGAAAAGGCAGGGGAGGAAAGTCAAAATCACAATCTGGATCGAAACAGAAGGCTGTGGAAACTGTGGTTTTAGAGAAAGTGAAGCAGCGACCTCGCCCACCACCCCGTGTCCCAAGGGTGGTGGCAGTCCCTATGCAGATTCCTATGAGACCAAAAATGAACTATGTGATTCCAAAGAAATCAGGACTGACCGGACACAAGACGCACAACAAAGTAGTCAAAAATGTGGAAAAGAAGATCCAAAAGGCTTTGCCAGCCAAAGGTTTCTCTGGAAACGTGGCTCGGGTTTTAAGTCAGTTGATGTTACCATATGAGGCTCCTTTGACTCGAGTTCGACCTGCTGGTTCAGGTGCAAGTATGGTCGAGACCGCGATGGCTAGAAATTTTATCACCCATGAGCTGGATATGAGCGCTGTATTTGCAAATTCAAAGACCTCTCCAGCTGCCCTACCTAGAATAGTCTATCCCAATGGGACGTCTTTTCTAGTATGGGGTCAGTCGGAATCAAAATATCCAGTAGTCCATCTGAATGATCCCTATGTTGTAGGTATAGTGCCGTCGCCGAATATTACCGGTTCTACTTATGCTTGTAGTTCATTTTGCAACCCGACCTTCGACTCCATTCTGTCACAGTTTACTTTAGATTCATCTGGAGCTAATACGATGATGGTTCATCCTTCCGGCATTCTTTGGTTAGAGCCGGTTGGGTTTTTGCCGATAGGAGGCGTCACTAATTCCTATGGCAAAACGCACCCCATATTGGACATTTCAAAATATAGAGTGGTTTGGATAGATGCCAATAGTGCCAATCCGGCTACTTTGAACATATCTTTGTACAAAATCGCTAATGTTGTGGACGTGGTCCAAGTACAATTTGTTTTGTTTGAGTGTCCATATGGTGATGATCCACCCTCGCCTGCATATTTTGTAAATTTTGGTGCTTTCACTGGAAATCAATCAACCGCAACTCTCAGTGTCAAGAATTCAGGATACTATATAATGGGCTTGGATGGTTTTATCACCACCGGAAATATTCCGCAGAATTCTGCAGTTTCTTTCCAGTTGAGTGTGAATCTGGTGGCCAATACTTGTATCGTTTCTAGACACATTGTGAATTATAATTTACCAACTTCTTCCAGTGTTACCTCAGAATCTCTAGTAAAGAATGTGCAATTGAATGGCGCAGGTCTACTCCTAAATAATCCAGCTGCAAAAATGGCACAAGGGGGTAAAATATGGGCAGTGAGTTGTCAACAGAATCTTCCATGGGTCGGATATACCAGCGATGCCGATAAACAAGTTGTATCTGCAAATTCTAGTTTACGCTATGATTCCGATTGGGAAAGAGGTGGCTACGGTTACATTAAACCTATGGTGGGCTTCTCAATGCGACCCACTGTAGTGACG